ATGCCGCACATTCATTAAATCTAATGTTGGGTGGATATGATAATAACGCAAAAGGTGAAATGGGCTACGAAATGCTTGATAAATTACATGCGGCGGCACTTAGAGCAAGAGGTATTCCCGAAGAAAAAATACAACAGCAATTAGATAATCAACATTTTTTTGCAGACGATAGGGATTACGATTTATGGAGTAGGGTAATGCAACCTCTTTCAATGCACATAGGTAATATGTATCGTAATATGGTTTCCACACCCGAAAGAGCCACACCTATGATACAAGAGTGGGATAGGAATGCGGCTGAACTTCGTGGTGAACAAAAAGAAAAATTAAGCGCACAGGAACACTTTAAACAATTCATGGCCGGAGAAGAACAACCTCAACCCGAACCAAATACCAACTATCCGATTGAACAACGATTGGGCGTAGATAGCAGTGGTTATCCACTGGATTAGCGAAAGGTTTAACTTTTACACTGCGCTGTCTCGGCACATGAAGTTGTTTCTTTGGTTTATTGTAGCATTTTTTTTCGGATTTACTGGTATGTGGTTACTGACTACACCCGACCCTAATGATACTGTAATTTTTATTGAAGACGAAGAGGCTTTTCATAAAGCGTGTTACGAAGGTATGCGGAGGGGTATTGAATGAAAGTGTCCGTTTACGAGGTCGGCCCTCGTGACGGAATACAAGGTTTAGAACAACCCGTCAAAACAGAAACCAAAATACAACTTATCAATGCATTATACAATGCTGGATTAAAAAATGTTGAAGAAACATCATTTGCTCATCCTCAATTAGTACCGCAAATGGCAGATGCCGAGGATGTTTTCCAAAAAGGTTCTGTGCTTGTCATGAACAAGCGTGGCTACGACAGGGCGATGTCAGTCGGTGCAGAAAAAATTAACATTGTTTTTTCACCATGCGAGACTTTTAACATGAATAATATGGGTAAAACTCGCAGTGAGATAGTGTTAATGTACAAAACTTTTATGAAAATACCTAAAGAAAATGTGCGTGTTTACATTAGTATGGCTTTTGGTAGCCCTTACAGCGGTGCTGTAGCACCTATGGTGATGAAAAATTGCATAAATGATGCAAAAATGTTTGGTGATACGGTTGTATTTGCTGATACAATTGGTACTGGTAGTCGTAACGAAGTGGCATTATGGGCTGAAATGGCTACTATGAAGGGACTAAAACCAGCATTACACTTACATCATAAAGGAAACGAGGAAAAAGCACTGTCTTTAGTAAAAATGGGACTAATAAACGGAATAAAAGAGTTCGATTCAAGCATTGGTGGGCTTGGTGGTTGCCCTTTTACGGAAAATAGCGGCAGTAACTTATCTACTGAAACACTGGTGCGCCATCTCAACGCATGGGGATTTGACTGTGGGCTTGTTGAAAGCGATTTACAAGTAGCGTCAGTTATTGCGTCAAGGCTTTTATTGGCAGAAAAAGAAGCCAAACTACCGGTATTACTATAATTAAAATAGGTATTAAAAGAAGTGCGATTGTAGCGTCTGCCCAATATCTCCAATTCATTTTAACCCCTCAATACCTCAAAGTAGGCATTACAAAGGGTTTTGGTTCAATATTTTCATCATCCTTGTAATTTTGAGCCATCAATTCGATGGTGCGAAGCATATGTGGGCTAATATTGTCAATCATTGTACCGTTTTCGGTAGCATTCATTTGGTGATTGCGGTCAAGTAGGCTAATGTCTTGGGTAAACTCTTCGGGTAGTGGTTCTTGGTGGTGAACTTCTACACCTGCTTTGAATAACATTCGCCAAGCCAAGTCCATTGGTTGACTTTGCATTATGTAACCACTGGCTTTTGCTTCTTCGGCGGTCATCAATTTACCATTTACAAAATACATTCCCGGTCCTGCTGGTATAACTTGAACTGGTTGATTTGCTAATTCTTGTTGTTTAGCCTCTTCTTCTTGTCGAGCCTGTTCTGCTTGTCGAGCCGCTTCTTCTTGTTTTTGTTTTTGCTCGTATTCTTTTTGCGTTCTATAATCTACTCCTTGTTGTAGTAAATCTTCACGCTTAAACTTACCCGCTAATTCATTTTCATACTTTGATGAAAAACTATCAACGAGTTCGTCTTCGGGGGTAAAGGCTCTTTTGCTTGGTAGATGCTCACGAACAATACCAACACTTCGTCTTTGAATAGGTGGTCGTGATGATTCTTCTACTGCAATTTTTTCTGCGACATCAATAGGATTGATGTGTTGAGTTTTAGCACCATATGGGTCAACAGGTTCGGGGTGTGCTGATTTACCTCTAAGTGTACCTATTTCCATAATAGGAGAAAATATATGTTCCATTCCTCTTCTTACTTGGTGAGGCTTTGGGTGTGGTTCATCAGTGTGTAATAATTCTCTTATTGCAACAGCATCATGATTATCCTCATCTATATGACCTTTATTTTTTAAATATTCCATCATTGCATATGAGATTTGATAAGGTGTAATATTATGTTGCTTACCCATATGCTCAAAATGTTGATTAGGTATGTATCGGGCTTCATTTGGTCGCCCTCTACCCATTCGGTCATTCCAGTGTGATTCTGTTTTATGAGGGGCTTTTTTAGCAGACTCAATGATTTCTTTTCTAAACTTAGCAAACTCCGGGTGCATAAGCCTATTTGGAAACTTCCACGCCTTTGTCACAGCCGCCGCTTCTTTGGCTTTATCGGCTACATTTTGTGCGGCTTCAAGGTTATTTTGTTTTATTTGTTGCTGATTTTGAGTGTGTTGGGCTGATGCTTGTTGAGCCATATCTCCGACTGTTTTCTTAGGGTCGGTAACGCCAATTTTCTTTGCGCCCTGCAAAAGTTTGCTACCTAAACCAGTAGCGGCGGTAGTACCTGCCGCACCAGTAGCCGCACCAGTAGCCCCACTTGCAAGTGCTGTTCCAGCACCAGCGGCGGCAGTACCAGCGGCGGCAGTACCAGCGGCGGCAGTACCAGCGGCGGCAGTACCAGCGGCGGCAGGTAAGGCGGCTAAAGAAGCACCTGCTGTAAATGGTGCGGCTAAAGTAGCACCTAAACCTACTATACCTGCACCAATAGCGGCCGTTTTACCCGGTTTATTTTCTTTTAATACGACCACATTCTTTCTTGCACTTACTACAGTAGTAAACGCTTTCCGAATAGCAATTGGCCTCACCATGTTTAGCGCATGAAGCGAGCATTCTAAATGCTATCGCTCATTACCACCAATTGGTGAGAGTGTGAGAAAGGTTGCTGTGCGTAAACCTAATCATGTTCTAAAGGCAGTTTATGACGCTCGACCGTTAAGAAGGGACCGTGAGCAGTACCTTGATGATTCATTGTTTCGTGAAAGCCCGTTTCACGCATTAAGACTACAAAACGAAAGACATTCAACTCCTGTTCGTGGTAGAGCATTGGCTAATTATGAAAACATGCTTTTTGCTAATGAAATGAGAAACATGAGAGGTAGAGAACATTTACCTTTAACTGATTTAGCAGGTAATTCACTTAGAGGTCAGTTTGTATTTCCTGCTCATGCTTATTCTTTTAATCCAAATCCTCGTACAATAGGCGGTAGTACAGCACCCGACCTTCCTATGAACTTAAAAACAGGATTACCTTTAAACTTATTTGGTTTTAAAGGTAGAATGCCACAACGATACGGAAAAAATATTCAAGAAGAAGGTGTCATTTATGGCGATTTAAACGACGAGGATGTTGTGCAACTAAATACAAACCCTTTACGACACGATGACATTAGAGAAGCAGGTCGAGCATTATCACCTACACATCACGGTAGATTATCGGGTAGAGCAAGAGCAGATAAAATAGAAGAGGCCATGAGAGTACTCATGGAGGCTGAAATACCACCTGTATTGCTTAATCAAGAAATGTTGGATTTAGAAAATATTCATGAAGCGGATAATCCAAACCTTACTACTCCGGGTTATATGGGTGCATATCTACAACCATTTAGACAGTGGGAACAGGGTGAAGGCTACCGTGTAAGAGATTTAGACCAACAAGAAGATATGGGTTTAATTTCCCCCGAACAAAGAATGTTGATGGATGATAATTTAGGCCAAATAGACCCATCGGGTACTTTTTACCGTAGCGAACCAATGGACATCGCTATGCGGTTGCTTAAAGCCGCTTACGGTTCTCGTGAAGAACCTCCTACCATGACCCGGCTTATGCAGGGTAATTATGCAGAAAAACCGGATGCATGTACCCTTTGCGGTAACTCACCAGTAGTAGCAGGGGCGCAATTCCGTAATCCACTGGGTAGTATAAATTATACACACCATTTATGCGAACCATGTGCCAACCAGTATGACATCATGCATTCGGCTGATATGTACAAGGGCGAACCAATGGACATCGCTTTGCGGTTGTTGAAAAAATTACCTCCGCATTGGAGTCGAGATTTTGACACTATAGAACAATTGCGTGACCCTAAACACGGCATACAATCAATGCGAGCCATGTCACTTGAAGACGCTCGAAATATTGAACAAATACCATTAAGAAGCGGTAATATAGAGTTTGAAAGAGACTTAACAGACCCCGATATTACAGGTGCAAAAAGTATAGTTCCGGGTATCGCTGGTGGTAACATATACGATGAAAGTTTAGTAAGAGAAGGTGGTGGTTTTGTTTACAGACCTCATTTAGCCGCTCTTGCCCCACTTTCGCAATACACGGATATGCCATCAAGTCCAAGACCAAATGTATTGGTAGCCTCAACAGAAAAACCGGAGTTTAGAGCAAGTAAAAATGAAGGTAGAATACAAACAGAAGGTTTCATGCCAGTAGGAATGGACCCAAATCAAGCGTATTTGTTAAGTGACCCTACAAAACCGTTTACTCGTGAAAACTTATTACAACAGGCGAGAATAAAACAAGCCGGTGGAATACCACATCATGCAAGAAGCGACATAGAAATACACCCACTCGACGGATATGCCACGGCTTCACGAGCATTAGAAACTTTACCAAATCAATATATTGAAAACCCTATGACTGAAATGGGAACATGGGGTCAGCCAAGAGTAGTCGCTGGTCCACAAGATTCCGATGTCTTTTACCTTAGCGAACCAATGGAAATTGCTATGCGGTTGTTAAAGCGACAGACTACACTTTCTGCGTTTAATGAACAACAGATACAAGAAAATCTAAAACCGCAAAATAGCAACATATTTATTGCCGCAAAACCGGGTAATGAAGAGACACGACCCGGAGAACTTTCACAGTTAAGTGATAACATGCTTGCTGAATTAGCCGCATTAAAAGAAAAACACGGTGATTTTGGTATTACAAGTGCTACAGGTAATGCGGCTTGGGATTTAGAACCATCATTTATGCTTACCAATGTCCCGCAATCAGCACGAGATGAAATAAACGCTATTGCTGAAAAATACCGTCAAGACTCAATAGCCGTTTCCGAACAAAATGAAACAGGTGCTAAGTTTGTAACACCTCAAGGCCAAGTTACCGATGAATACCGTAATATGGAAATGAACCCCGATGCTGAATACTCAACTGATTTTCCTACCGGCCAGCGGCTTACATTCAAATCCGAACCAATGGAGATTGCTATGCGGTTGCTCAAAGAGCGTGTAAGCCCCGAAGCCAAGCGGCATAAGTTGGAGTACGACAAGAAGTACGAGTCCAGCCCGGAGAGAGTCAAGTATCGAGAGGAACTTAACCGTGAACGCCGACGACGACACATCATGGGACAGGGTGGACCGGACATGAGCCACACCAGCCAGCACACTATTGTTCCCGAAGACCCTCATACCAACCGAGCAAGGCATTTCAAGGACAAAGGTACACTTCTTTGAAGGTCATAATAGTCATATTAGTCATTATAGTAGTCATTATTTTGACCCTACACTAAATATATAGTAATACTACTCATTATTTTGAATGATATTATGACTATTGTGACTACTAAAGCGAAAGAGTTATATTGGCTTTTCAATTGACCTATGGTGAGCAACATGCAAGGTAACAGGCAAGACTCGGATGCAGAAATACGACTGATGGGGCTAATTTTGGCTCAATCGGCCTTAGTTGGACTGGCAATTGGCGTATTTGACGCTGAACTATGGTTAATTAGCGATACCCCTATGTTAAACGGATTTACATACGCAATGGCGGCGTTTTTCGTTCAAGGTATCGCATATTACTTCTTTAAAATGTTCTTTGAACAGAATATGCAAGAAAGAGTTCGTGCGACCGGTATTGAAAAGAGTCGTCAAGACCGATACCGCCAAATGCAACTTAGTTTTGATAATCGGCGTAATGATATGGAGATGCGTATGCAAGAAGCGCAACTTGAGCAAGAATTACGCTGGATGGAACAAAACCCCGGTAAAATGCCTCCAAGTTGGGGTGTTCCGGGTGGCTCTCAATCTATAATTTCTAAATACGATACTGATAATTTTAATCCCGGCATACCAAGTCATGAAGCCGAGGTCAAACAACCAATTAACCTCGGAATTAAAGAAGAAGACGAACCTAAAGAGACAAAAAAGAAGTGAGTGGATTAAATGGGTCGTATATTCAAAACACCCACAGATGATTCTACCGAGGCTACACTTCGTGCAATGCATACTCAAAACACCCTTGACACATATTATGAAAAAGGAGTAGGTTGGATAAGAACAGTAATACTGTGTTTTGTTACCGCTTTAGCAATTAGTTTTTGGGAATTATCTACCGGTGAGTCTTTTTGGGACAATACTGTAGAGTGGTTGTGGAATAAAGTGCAAAACTTTGCAGATTGGATATGGGGTAAAGTAGATGGTTGACCCTGCTGGTTCTGCTCTTGTTGGTGCGGCTGTTTTCGGTCAATCCTTGTATAACTCTTGGCGACCCCGCCGTGTAGGTGTGTATGGTGCGGCAATGGTAGGTAAAACAACTCTTGACCGTTACATGACAACTCCGGGTGAAATGGAAGAAATAGGTGATGATGAAAGAACATCTCACATGAAAATACTCGGTCGCTACATGATGCCAAAACCAACTCGTAAGCGTGTTTCATGGAAAGGGCAAAAGCGTGTTGTATATTCATCCGATGTAGGCGGGCAAGAACGATTTTGGAACTTATGGATTGATGATATGGTTGCAAGACAAGTTGAGGCAGTTGTATTTGTATTTGATGACCGAGCAATAAAGGGTGGAGATGAAGCATTACAGCAAATAGCGGGCTTCAAATATCTCGTAGATTGCTTGGTTAATCGCTCTTATCGCTATCGTACACTTAAAAGTCGGTGGAAGGGTAAAAATTACACACCCCGATTAGTTATGCTTGTAGCAAATAAAGCAGACCGCTTCTTTGATGAAAATGCCGCAATGCTGTGGCAACAAAATCGAATTGGTGAACATAAAATATTCAATGCGTTTCGAGATGACCTTATACGGTTACAAAAAGCGGGCATACCTACACGCCGTTCTTTTATGGCAACTCGTATAGGATGGAATGTTGAAGAGACAATGATTGACTTACTGACAACTTGAGGGATTATTATGATAAGAAAAACAACAACCGTTATCGCTGTGAATAAAAAAAGTAAATGTGTAAGAACTGTTATTCCTAATGTTATGGCTGAAATGTTGGGTTTACTGGCTGGCGATAAAGTAATATGGGAATTATGTGGTAGCACAGAAAAAGGATTCTTTTTGAAAGTTGTAAAAGGTGATGATGAATGATACCCCTAATAAACCAACAGCAAGCCAACCTTGGTAATGTAAATCAAGCACATTTGATGGCGTTAAGTCAACAAGGTAACGATACATTGTCCTATGCGGCACTAATGGAACAAGCCACGGCTCAAGAAGCAATGCAAGCCGCCGCAAGTGAAAACAATTTACAAGTCCCTAAAGTAAACTTTTATCCAAGTCGTCATGTTGACCCTCAAAAGGCTCGTCGTAAAGACATTAAACAGGCTTACAAACTTCTTACACCTTCAAAGAAAAGCATTGTTAATCCTGTGCGATTTGCGCTTGGTAGAAAATATAACTACAACAAACAATCCCATGTTTGCGTTATTGATGGATGTGATTGTTCTGTGCTTATTCAACATGATAATTTGTATGCAAAAATTACAGATGAGGATAGCGGGCGTTCTCTTTGGGAGATGTATTGGCAAAATCCTGTTACCGGAGAACCCGAAGCGTTTGTTGCTTTAGAAAAAGTCACAAGTGGGCGTAAAATGCGTGGAACTTATTGTCCCGAACATATGCACTTGTATCACTTATTGTGTAAATGGGAAGCAGAAGAAGACCGTATTCGTGAAGCAAACCCAAGACGCTTGCGAGACAGGGTGAAGCAAGGTGTTTCTATCGTAACTGTACCTGTAGCGGCTGTAACTAAAAAAGACCCAACTCCGAGTATGTTGAAAAAATATGAGCCGTTTTTTGCTGAATTAGAAAAAGACTCTCGTAAAACAAAAGGAATTAGTGTCAGTCATTACAATAACCCATTAACAGGTCAAAACGACATCACTACTGTTTCTTTTGACCTGCGTATATTTCAACATGAGTTGGCTTTAGAACAGCAATCAACACCGGCTTTTCAAGCCTTAATACAACAACATGTAAATAACTCTATCAATCAAAACCCTCTTGAGCAAGAAAGTATTGGGGTAGGTGAGTGAGATGTTGGGATTAGGCGGGAATCAAGCACCGATGAATAACGGCGCACTTAATTTAGGTGTACAGAATGTTCAAGGGCAAGCAATGATGCAAACCCAAAACCCTTGGGCCAATCAACAAGTCATGGGTGCAGGTCAAGCCCCTATTATGCAAGGTATGTTTGGCGGTCAGCAAAATCAATTTACTCAACAACCCGTAACTCCACCTACTGAACTTGAAATACAAATCATGTTGTTGCGTGGTATTTCACCTATTGAGCGATTCGTTGCTGGTCCACAGATGGGAACTCTTGTTGAAATGTTTAACACGCTTGTAAGTTTTAGTGTACTTGAGGTTCTTCGTAATGCGTCTTTTCAAGTAGATGAAGAAACAGGGATTATGAAAATGGATGTAACATCGCTACCTCAAAACCTACAAACACTAAGTGCGGAAAATGTTACAGGTCAGTTTAGCACACTTCAAGCAACAGCACAGCAAACAGTCAATCAAACAGAAATGGAACAACAACAATTAGCGGCTTTCGCTCAACAGTCTATGATGGGCGGCGCACTTACAGCGGCTCTTGCTAATGAAGGTGTAATGGAAAAAGTCGGCGGGGGCTTAGGTAGCCTTGGTCGCAGTTTTATGGGAATGAGGTGAATTAAATGAGACAACCAAATGATTTTACAGGCTATATACCAAACTCTTTTGCCGCCACTACACTCGATATGTTAAATCCTAATCGAAGTGTTATTATTGATATGATTATGGTACAACTAATTTCAGTTATTGTAGTTATGAGTATGATACTAATTTTCAAAGGTGGCTCAATGTCATCAGCAAGTGTATCGTATTACCTTGTAGGTCTATTCGCCAGTTTTCTTATGCTCACTGGTGCTTATTCCCGTATCATTCGCTGACGGCCATTTATGAATAGGGCATTGCGAGTTAAGCAACGCTGTTTTAGAATTGATAAAACAACCACATAAATCACAGCGTGTTCCACCGTGAGGGCATGTTTGGCAAATACGAACCCTTTCGTTTACCAAAGTGGGCGGTGCATATTCACCTTTTGCTATGTCTTTGGCCGCTTGAGTGAGACTACGAATAGATTCTTTGTTAAGAGGTACACCTGCTACTCTTTTAACCCGCCACATGATTCTTGCGAACAGTAGATTAACCATAACTGTTTTCTAAGGGTGTTGCGTAAGAGTGGCATGGAGGGCGGTGAGCGAGTAGTAAAACGCTCGTGCCGTCTGTGTGTTCATGAAGACCGTGATGAATTAGAAGAACAACTTCTACAAGGTCATGTCACACCAAAAGAAATGGATAAAAACATGAGTTGGCGAGCCAATACCGCTGACCGTCATTATCGAAACCATATGGGTGAGTATCACTTAGCGGCTAATCCTTCTTGTCCTGTATGTGTTTCACCTAATCGTGCTGATTACGAGTTTGAGTTTTTCAACAACGGTGGGTCAACAGACGCTATCGCTACTGCACTTGAAATACCGGAAAGTGTAGTGTATAGCCATATGAAAAACCACTTTCAACCGTTGGTGCAAAAAACAGCGGCTCTTGAAGTAGCACTTACGGCTGGTCGTGAAATAGAACTACTTCGCTCAAACGCTCAAAAATTAAATCATAAACTTAGTGAATTACTCGATGAAGGTAGTGTTCACGAGGATGGATTTGTAAGAGATGCAGTTATATTACACAAGGAAGTACGGGAAACCGTCAAAGACTTGCTACGCTTCGAGGACCAATGGGGGCCGCAAAGCGACGGGCAACAAGTCAATCAAACAATCAATGTATTGCAGATTGAATTGAGTAAAGAAAGCCCGGAGACTTGGACTCGTATCAAGAAACAACTTGAAGAAAACATGGGGGTGGAATGATGGTTATGGGAAGAGGTTCGGACACACGAATGTATGCACCCCGTAGTGAATCATCTCAAATGTATTCGTCTGCTAATGAAGACGAAAGTAAGTACAACCCTACTTCGCCCGAAGACAATGAAAAGCGGGCAGAAGCAAAAAAACTCAAAGAAGAAGAGGCTAAGAAAAAAGCCAAAGACATCAAACACATTAAAATCAAACCAAATCAAGGTTTAGGTGCAGGACCGGGATTAGAAACAGAACCCGGTCTTGATGACGGTAACAAGCGTGATGATGAGCGTGAGATAGGACTTCAAGGTGGACCGGCTGGTAGCCGTGGACATTTACTCGACTTAGCCACTGGTGCAAAGACAGGTACAGGTTCAGCAATGGGTACAGGTAATTCAGCCGTAAGAACTGGCGAACCAATGGATGGTGCTTGGAGTACATTGTTGAAGGAAACTCGTTATCAGCGTTATCCCGGCGACCCCCCTTTAGATGAATACGAACCGCAATACCATCAACAAGGAGAAGGATTACGCGCTTATTCAAAAGAAGGGGTAAAGTGTCGTCAATGCGGAGAGATTAGCGATGATACTGCTGATTGGAATGCTGATGGAAAGTGTTTGAACTGCAAAATGGAGGCTACTGGTGGACCAAAACACGCAAGTGAGCCAATGGCTGATGCTTGGAGTAACCTACTCAAGCGTGAAACTCGTGGAACTATTGAAGGTCGTCGTCGCCGTGAAAAGCGAAGAGAGTTCCGCCCTTCAACTGGACAATTCAAAAGACCACCCGGCGGTCAATCTCCTGTTGGTGCAACCATGCGCCGTTTCCGAGCGCACATGCGTGGTATCAAGGGTGGTAAGAAAACCGGATTGATGAAACCCCACTTGGCTGTTGAAATGAGCCACCGTGGTATTGCTACCAAGCAACCGATGAGTAAAGACCCGCAGAAGTATCGTCAATACATGGGACAACAAGAAGCAAAGAAAATACTTGGTAATGTCCGAACAACTTATTCTCCACACGCTCGACACAGCGCAAGGTCATTCACTGCTGGACCAACTGGCGGTGGCCGCTTGACTGGACTACTACCGGGTCAATCCGGCCAAATGCGACAACCTTCACTACAACGACTACGCCAACCCCGTATGCCACGGATGCCACGGATGCAAACTCCGCAGATGCCATCTATACCACAGATGGCCCCGCCAATGAGTAGTGTTCCCAGTATGCCAGCACCATCGTCTTCTATGATGATGAGTGACGAGCGCACTCAAAGTGATTTACTCAAAGCGAATCGTCATGCTAATCGAACTGAAATGCTTGCACTAATGCGTATGTTAATTCAAGCACAGCGAGCAAAAGCAAATATGAAAAAATCAAAAACTAATTTTTATGATGGTAATGTACCTCAACATGCTTCACCTGTTCATAACTACGAGGATGAAGAAGAAAAAAATGATGGTCCTACTCAAAACCTTGAAACTAATTCAAGTCGCTTAGGACTTGACCCTGCGGGTTACTTATCCGGTAAGCGGGGGCATTCGGGATGATTTTTGTCAAGGGTCATTTAATCCGAAAAGCATGGGGTATGAAAGCCCATACACCGGAACACGGCTCGACAATGATTCGTAATCCACCGGCAACTGCATTTACACCACCTACAGAAGAAGACATACCTGCTTTTGCACATGACGGTCATGGGGGTATTATACCCGGTGAATGGCAAAGCGGCGACCACGGTGAGCGTCATTGGGTTACTTCTGTAGGTAGTTACCAACACGGTATTGATGCGGCTGTTACTCGTTTAGGTTGGTTTTTGAAAAAATATAAGAAAGACGCTAATCCTGTAGATATTATAAATCAAGCGATTACTAATTTTAATAAAAACCATACAAGCCACAAGGGTTTAGACGATTTAACACAGGGCGACCATTATTTACCACCTTTTGAAAGTATGGCTTGGAGAAAAATTAGAGCAAGTATGTTACCTCCCGGTAGTAGTACACGAGAGATGTCCGACCGAGCAACCAAAACAAAAAATAATACTTTAATTACTCATTATACAAATAAAAACTTCAAAGAAACCCCAATGGGCCGTTTTGTAGAATCGGGGGCTATTCCTTTTAATGACGAACTGCAACATATTCTTGAAGACGAACACGGTTTACCCTTTGATGTATCAAAACAACTTTCTTTTGTTAAAAAACCATACATCTACGCTCGTGAATTAGCACCTCAAGGTCGAATTGAACCTTCATATCAAGAACACCCCGCTGATATATCACCAAAAGACATAGCGGGTGCGCCCGATGATTACTTTAGTGAACAAACACCAGTGTTCACCCATTCAGTCACTCATCACTTACCCGACATTATGTATTACCCAAACCTTAACCAGTACATGCAAAAAAAAGGTAAGAAGCCTTCATGGGAACATCAAGGGGGTTTGTATCAAGCCGCAGAACAAGCAATTGATAAAGCATTAGAAAGTGGTATTGAAAACATTCCCGATGTCCCTGCAACAATTAACATTGGGACAATGAGTAGCCCCGAAATGATTCAACGCCCTCTTCGTGAGATTTTACAAGACCCTGCGATGAAAAGAAAATTGGTTGAAGACATGTCTCATGTTCCAGCAATGATGTTTTTGTTTGGCCGTAGTGGACAAGGAGATTTCAAAAAGCACTTTGACCGTTTAATGGAAATACACGGTGCTGGTGAAGAAGGTTTGTCTTACGACCAACACAGCCAGTTTTTCAAACCCGGTGCTGGTGGTGGTAAAGGTAGGCATTTATCAGCGGCTCGATTGATGGCTCTTGCACATAAATCCGGTGTTGATAATGATGACCCCGAAAGAAGTAAGTTCGGTACACATCCTATTACCAGTGAAGAATTAAATGCTTTTGATGTTAATTATAATGAAAACCTCATGGGTCAAGTTGACCGTTTCCGTGGTATCATTGAAGCGTTGGCCGACCATCAATCCGAAGCACAGGGACATCCTGTAAAAATGGCACTTGGTGATATTAACACGAAACCAATGCAAGGTATGACTTTTGCTAATTATCCCGTAGAAGGTGAGGATGCGTCACTTGAGCCACACATGGATGCCTACCTTCACGGATTTGAAGACTTTGCTGATGCAAGTTCTATGCCAGTCCCGCCGGAATCTACCTCCGCTACTACCGTAGATAAACCGGTTACTTCACCGCCTCTTACCGGCGGGACACCCCCTCAAAGAGTTGGTGTAGTCCCTCAAGGACCACCGGCTACGCCTCTTTTGCCACAGTTTCAACAATTTAGACCATCTATTGCAGAACAAAACCCACAGCGTTTCCGTGAAATGTTGGTTGCTGGTGGTATTGGTCGAACAAGTCCAGCACCTACACCGGAACTTACGCCAATTGAAGCAAGAGCGCAACAGTCTCTTTCCGACCCACGGCAACAATTACTTTCACAGTACATGAAAGCCGAGGATGCACACCTACCAGTCATGGATAGAGTGATGAAAGCATTGGAAAGTATGCAACAAGAAGAAGCGGGTTTTGACGGGATTAAAATTAACAGTAATCTTAACAGTCCACACGCATTGGCGAAACATGTCGGGCTGACCGCAAGTGAAGTGGTGACAATCAACCAAACAATGGGTGATTGGCATAACATCGCTAAGTCTTACAATGTAGATGCAAAAGTTGTCAAGGTTATCAAAACCAATATGAGGTGATATAATGTCAAATAAAATATTGGTAAAACAAAGCGGCCCAACTGTTTTTCAAAATGTTGGACCTACAGGTACTCGCCCTTCTTTTATGGATATGGCTCGCACCTCCTTTGCCCCTCGTGGGCAAGTAGGTGTAGGTCAAAGACTTAGAGGGCTTGCTGGTATGGCGGGTAAAGGTGCGGCGGCGGCGGTTACTGCTCAACAGACAGCAGAACGAATGCAAGCCGGTGATGTATCAGCCCCGCTTCAAGCAGGTATAACATATCAAGGTATAGACCCCACTGGAACTATCAATCCAAATATCGGTGAACAAATGTACAAACCCGGTCAACCTCAAGCATTACCAACTCCGCCAAATCCCGCCGGTATGCAACCTAATACTACAGGTCAAAGAGGTAGCACAGTGGGAGTAGGACCAAACCAAAGTTATACCGCATCACCTATTGATATGTCTCAATATCCAACAATTGCTAATCCAAGTGGTATGCCAGCAACGCAACCGCAAGCAACGCCATCTACATTACCTGTACAAGACCAAGTAGCAGTTATGAATAATAATCAGTTTGACCCTAATCAGTACATAAATCAAACTCAACAATTACATAACGACGCAGTAACACAGCAACCACCTATTAGTCCAGCCGCCCAACAAGCAATGATAGGAACAGGACAACAACCGCAATCACCTATTGATTCAAACGCTCAACGAGCAATGATGGAAGCAGAACCACTACCGCCACAATATAATCAAGAGCAAATAAATAATAACACTCGTCAAGCGCAACTGAATGAGTTTACACGCTCATTCGTTGACACTCTATTCGATAAACTTGGACCGGACATGGTTTACAAAATGACTCCACATGAAATAGGTACTGTATCAGCACTAATGCACTTAAAATTGAGTTGATAGTATGGGAGATGACATGAATGCGTTTATCCAAGAAATGGATAGCAAAATGGCGGCAAAGTCATTCAAGTACTTCTTTACAGAAATACTGGGCTTTCATTACAGTCATCACCATGAATCATGGGAAACAGGATTGAGTGAACACCGCTACTACTGTGTTAAAGCAAGTCGAGACCACGGTAAATCCACTTTGTTTATGGCCTATGCTCTTTGGATAGCCGCATTCAAACCCGGAACACACATCATGATTTTCTCTCACTCTCTTGAACAGACACTTGAACACATGCGATTTATCCGCAACAGTATCGAAGGTGCTGACATTCTGCGACACCTAAAGCCCGAAGGTGGCCGACCGTGGGCTAAGTCTTACTTTGAGTTCACCAACGGTAGCCGTCTAATGGCTAAGTCGGTTGGTGGTGCAACTCGTGGTTTCCACCCCGATGTAGTAGTATGCGACGATATTCTTTGGGGTACAACCGGTGGAGAACTACAGCGAGCCGCTGACTGGTTCTACGGTGTTCTACTCCCTGTTTTGCACCATTCATCTCGTTTGATGATGGTAGGAACACCGTTTAGTTACAACGATTTGTACGCCGAATTAGAAGAAAAAGAAACATTCCGTGTCGAGACATACCCTGCAATTGACGGTGAAGGTAACGCTCTTTGGCCGGAACGGTGGAATCTCGAAGCACTTGAACAACGGCGTATGTCAATGCCCGCTATCCAATTCAGCCGTGAATATCTGTGTGAACCTATTCACGATGTTGCGAGTATGTTCCCCGCTACTATTCTCAATGAGGCTCGTAACACAGATTTGGTATTACTCGATAGGGCTGATACCGAGTATGATGAAGAGGGTAATCCCGCTGGCGTATTCGGTCAACACTTTATCGGATGGGACACAGCGATTGCTTCGGATAAGAATGCTGACTACACAGCCATGCTTGTCTTGCGTACACCGCCCGGTGAGAATGTAAAGCAAATCGTTGGTATAGTTCACGAGAAAGGACTTGGTGGATTGGCACAGAAAAAACACATTCTTACTCTTAAC